TGCTTTCTCCTCCCAATCCCTCTATATATCTAGAAGTATTACTTCTTTCTTGCCCGTTCCACTAAATTCTTTGCCGCTAACAGCCAGAATACAACGGTCAAAATGTCGATTATCCACATTAATTGTTGCATAATCCACCTCTCTACGCTACAATACAATTTAAGAAGGTGGCGGGGCTTTCACCCGCCAAGCTTTTACTTTCTTGTGGCCTTGTAGATTAAGTAAGCTGTTGCGAAGCTAATTACTTTTTCTGCAAGGCTTATTAGCTTTTCGGCTATTTCATACCCATCAATTTTTCTCACCTCCTCTCTACATCTTTATTATATCAAATATATTTGATTTTGCATAGTCTTTTTCTAATGCATTCCTATTTCCATTTTGCATAGACATATTAACTTCTTGCGCCTAGAGCATGTAAACAAAAAATAAGGCCCCCGATTATTCGGAGGCCTTTTTTGTTACCACTCTTTAATTGTATACAAGACGGTACCGCCTTTTAATCCTGTTTGGTCTACGTGTGCGACTCCTTCTACACGCCCTGATTGAAAGCCTAATGAGCCGTACATCTTCCCGTCTATATAAGTGACTCCGCTTTTAATCTTGTGATTGTTCCGTAAATTAATTTTATACACGTCTACCTTCTGCTTGTCCGTGTTCTCGACTATCACGGTACGGTCTGTTTTTGCCGTTACGGTAGACGGCAAGGAAGAATCATTGCGGGCGATCTGCTGTCGTGTCATTTGTGCCGCTTCTTGTACCGTCCTTGCGGGTGTGTAATATGTTGTTACAGGGGTTGCCCGTTCAACCTCTCGTATAATCGTCGTTGCGTCTCTCGGTGTAACATTAATGGCTTTGGCGAGTTGTTCGGGGTTCTTTGCTTGTTCTATGGTGATAACCTTCGGGGCTTTTTCGTCCTTGTGTAAGTGTCTATGAACGATAACCCCCGCCGCAATAACGACAAATAATAAACTCACAACAATAAGAACAGGGGCAAACCGCTTTACGTATTCGATTATAGGCATATAGTATTCTCCTTATTCTACGTCAAAATCAAGAACTATATCAGCGTCAAACTCTTTTCCTTCGATATTTTCGCTAAATGTATACTGCCAAAGGTTTGCCCCAGGGTACCCGCAATAGGGGTTAGGGTGGGATACCCACAAAGCACACCCGCCAAGCTGTTCAGGGTATAAATAGTTTTCTAGCCAATCAATATTGGCGTATAACCCTGCTTTTGCATAGCTTGCGTTCCATAATTTATTGATAAAAATACTACAAAAATTCGTTAATGCCTGGTTGCTCGGCATTCCTCTGTTAGCCTTATAATCATCAGCGTCTTCCATGTCATACCAAACGCCAAGAGGTAATTTGTCAGGGGTAAGCCCGGAGCTTTGCAATGTATTTAATACAAAGTCCGCTTCTTGATTGGCTGCGTCTTCGTTTAAGGCATAAGAGTAATGGTATACACCAACTTTTAGCCCCGCATTAATCGCTCCGTTTATGTTGTCATAAAAGCAACTATCAAGCGTATTGCGACCATATCCAACCCGAATAATTCCAAACTGATAGCCGTTTGCCGCGACTGTTCCCCAGTCTACTAATCCGTTATTCTCGCTTACGTCAATCCCTCTCATAATGATCTCCTTCCTAGAACCTTACCTTATTTTCAATCTTTGTTCTGACCAAATCCAAAAACTTACCAAGCATTACATTGCCGCCGTCCCGAAGGTTTTCAAGAATTGAAAGAAACTCACTGGAACCCAGGTATAACCACACCAAGGAAACGGCAAACTTACGTTGCCCGCTCATTTCGTCGAGTAATACCGCTGCGAATGTTGCCAGTACGTAAGATAACACCTTTTGTACGAATCCCTTCCGCATGTATCGGCTTGAAATAAGTTTCCTTTCAAACGCAATGGGGATTGCTCTATATTTTTCCCATACTGCAATTTCTTCGGGATTATACTGGTACTCATCGATTAGCATTTGGTAAGCAATCGCCGCCCATTTTGTCAGCAAATCCACGAATACCAGGATGATAAAAATCCCAAGTATCTGCACATGACGAATGCCGATAAGCCATAAAGCAAGGCCGCCCGCAGCACTCAATGCAGCCTTTAAAATAAAATTAGTCGTAAGCGTTTCCCAGGTGTGCGAAAGTGTATCAAAAATAAAATTCATTGGTCCTCTCCTTTGCATAATAAAAGGGACGTTTGTCACGTCTCCTATTTAATTTTGTCGTACCCGTACACCCTAAAGCTCCATGTCCACATGCCTAGCCTTCGCTTTCTGCGTTTTCGTCGCCCAATACGTCTAAAATTAAGTTGTGGATACAGTCTTCGGTAGGGCAACGGCCGTTGTCCGAGAGTTCCGAGCCGCAATATTCACAATAGTACTTAACGGGAATATTCGAATAGTCGTTGACTGCCGTCTTGTTCAATTCGTCCATTATTTTACCCCCTTAATCGCCATTGCCATTTCCGCGGTTAGTTTCTTATATTGTGCTTGAATGTCGGTATAAGCCGCACCGATTAAAGCACGTTGAAGAATTGCGTCTTTTAATCGCTGAAAACGCGGTTCATACTCTGCTTTGATTGCGGCGATTTCATCGCTCTTGTTCCGAGATTCGTCCGGAACGAAAAAGTGATCGCCCGTATACCACTTACCAGCAGTAAACTCATTCTGCATATCGTCGCCGCCCTGATATACGTTCGCTTCAGGATATTCAGCCGCGGCTTTCGTTTTCAATTCGTCAACGGTCGAGCCGTGAATCCCCACTACATAAGACGTAATGCGTTCGCCTGTCGGCTTAACAATGAATACATATTCCATGATATTCTCCTTCCTAAACTACCCCCACGACTAACAACTGTGCTTGCCGATTCGCGTTCGTTCCGTGTACTTTGACGCGTGTACCGCCGATTGCTTCCGTGCCGTATGAGTAACTTCCGACGCCTGTATCAGTCGCTTGCATAGTGAGTATCTGCGACACTGCCACGGGTAACGTCCAGCCGTCCGAGCCGTAATATTTCTGATTGCCTTGAATAACTACATTGCCGAACAACTGACCGAAGCAAATGTACCATGCATTGGGATTGGTGAAGCTGTAACGAACGCCGAGCGTCGAAAGGGTTTCCGTTCCTAACGCCTTTACAACGTCTTTCCCGTCCTTAATCTTTAATCCAGCAAGCAAGGTCTTTACGAGTTGTAGAGTCGGTGCCTTGGTCTGTGTGTCAGACCGGTCTACGTTCGTAATCATATTATTAAGCTGTGTGATGACTGCTTGGAAGCGGCTTTCGTGTGCGTCTGCCGCCGCGTCGTGTGCCTTCAGATCTGCTTGTGTAATGTACGTACCGTCTTGATGAACGAATGTGATATTGCTTGCGTTGCCTATTTTTGTTCGTATTTTATAAATCTCGCTATCAATAGGCGTGTTCTTATCAGGTATGTAGCCTACCTGATTGCCGCCGTTCGTGTACGAGTACATGACCTCTTCGCCGCCGTCAATCTTAGCGAACAAGGCTACTTCTTTAGGGAAAAAACCCTCTTCTACGGTGCTGTTCGACAGTGTTGCCGTTATCATGTACTGCCCGTCCCCGTCCTTTACTGCCGAACTAACGGGTAATGTCATTTTAGGGCTGATTACATTAGTCATCTGACTGATATTCTTGCCGCTGTCATCACCATTGCCGACAACAACTTTAGTAAATACCACTGCTTTTTTGGTTGCGATTGATTCAGCTAGAAGGTTATACCCTTTAGCCGTTATAATATTACGCGGATACTGACTTGCCATAATATGCTCCTTTCTAACCTACACTGTTAACTACGTGACCCACTTTAACCCAAACGCCGCCGTATAAGTCGGCTGTATCCATATCAGCATTTACGCCTACCGACGGCTCTATAATTGTCGTGTTTCGGCGACTCACCCATACCGCCGCCGAGATACCCCCGTCTACGTCGTGAACGTCTGCGATTGATATACCGATATGCGACGGCTTCACAATGGCGAGGTTCTGACGGATCTGATTCACTGCGTACACGAACGATGAGTTGCTAAATTCTAACTTCAACAAACCGTCCTCAAATTTAACTTCTACATCATCGAGAACGAAGGTTTTTACGATTGCTTTTATCTTCTCAAGCGTACATTTGCCGCTATTGTTCCAAAGCATTTGCACGATTTGCCGTCGCTGGTCAACCGAGCCTTTAGGGCTAATCCCTAAATCCTTTTCGTATACTCTCAATCCCCTTGCTCCGACCGCGTCGAAAAAGCCATTGTTTAGCAATTCATCAAGCACGCCGTCAATGTCCTGTAATTGAAGCCCAGCCGCTTGGTATAATTCTCTGACCCACGGGTCATTGCGATATATCTTATTTATCGCTTTCAAGGCGTATTCTTTGAAATCTGTTCTAGTCATTTAAAGTCACCTCAACAGTACCGAGGGTTGCGACCTGTTCAACGGTGAGCGGTATCTTCGTCGCTTGTCCGTTGACCGTGACTGCTTCATAATCCGTCACACCTTGAACGCCTAGGACTATATTACTAATCTGTGCAACTGATACATACGGTTGCTTGAAGGCGATCGCCTTGAGATACTCCGTGATTGAAGCGGTTATGGCTGCCGTAATCGATGACTTGGTCGCCGTCGCTGTATGTGATACGCCTGTGACCGTGATATTAATCGGAACAGCCGCAGCACTCACAACAGTACAATACGCTCCGACGGGTGCTTGTCCCGCTCCGATTCCCTTGCTGTCAGGGTCGATATACTCTTGCACCCTCTTCACAAGAGTCGAGTCAGCGGGCTGTCTGTCGGAGTTAATTATGACCACTTTTACGGTATTATTGCCGTTCCATAGCCCTATTACGTTCGCTTCGCCAACTCCTTCAACCTCTTTCGCCCACCTTTTATAATGGTAGTCGTTGCCACTTGTCGCGGGTTCCCTGAGTTCTTCGTAATACCGTTCTCTAAGGTCGTCGTCGCTTTCTTCATTCTCGCCGTTAATAGTCGGCTCATCGTTAATGATTGAGTTAATGCCGGGTATCGTAATCGGCATTTGCGTTATCGTCCCCTTGGGAACGTTACCAACCGCCCCCGTCTGCATACACTGAATACGCACCGTGTCGCCTTTGGTTACGTCCTTTGTTTCCAGTGATTCATACTGTATGCCACTTTCGGACTCGAACAGATCGCCTTGATGTACCGTGCCGCTTCCGTCGACAATCCGAATACTGCCGATAGCTTTCGTTGCTTTGCGTCGCTGCGTTCCTTTACGCTGGAAGGCGATACGGCTTAATTCCTCGCCCGTGAGATTATCAACGTCTTGCTTCCTTTCGATTTCTTCGCACTTCTTCCACAATTCAAGCAAGGCGAACGCTTCGCCCCGCGTTAAGTCATAAGTCGGAAAGCCTTCGGTCTTTTGGTAGGCATTGTCGATATGTTCGAGCATTGTGTTATGAATCTTGTCTACACTATATTCCGAGTTCATAATTGATTTTCACCTCTTCCCCCGTATGCGTAACGACTGTAAAATAAAAAATCCCCGCGTTGAAGTTCCAGTCCTTCACGACCGCAACGCACGGGACTTTATTCATAATTCCTTCGGTAATTCTTCGCTTTACTTCTGATACCTGATACGCTCTAGGCAGCCGATAGCCGAGAAGGTGCCGCAAGTCGAGTCCGAAGGAATCGGAGTATATCATATATTTTTTTAGTTCTGTTCGTATGAACAGCTCAATCCATTGCTTAATTGCTTGTATTTGCGTATCTTCTACGTTCCTACCGTCCTTGAAGATAAAGCGGTGAGTCCTGTAGTCGAACGCGAACGACCGCCCTACTTTGTGTTGCGAATTGGTCGCCGTCGCCGTCGATTGGATTGAGTTCGTGAAGTTATAGTCCTTGGGAAACATTTAAACCCCTTCTTTTACGACATCAACAATAAAAAAATGTTGCTCGTTCTCATCAGGAATAACCAGTACTTTATCGCCTGTCTTCCATAATTCGTTAAGTACGATTTTTCCCTCACCCTGTGCGGTGTACACTGAATTACTCCCCGCCTGACAACCGTTATGCGTCATCTGCCCTGAATGCCTATAGGCGTAAGTTGTTATATGGTGAAGAAGAGAAAAACATACGTACCCGTTTGTATTGTCAATCATGAATTTGCCGTCCTTAATTGCGACCTTCCACGGTGACGTACTTACAACCTCACCGAGTACCGCCCCTATTCGTATCGGATTGGTTCGGCTCTTTAATTCTTTGGCAATCGTTCCATGCCATTCTTCCATGCTCTCACCCCTTATGACATTCGTATAATCTTCGACGGAGATTCGCCGTTATGCCATGCGTAATTAGCGTCATTATAAAAAGTCGCATGGCCTTGGCTTGACGAATTACCGAAGCAACCGCCAGCACCGTCGGCAATAACTACATGCTGATTATCTCCGTATATGAGCAAATCGCCCTTCTTGGCGTATCCGTCGAACGATTCGACCTTGTACCCAGCCGCTTCCGCATGATTGGCGAGAACGTCTACATTATTCGTACCGATATCCGCTTCATGCTTTAGGAACGGGTTATAATACGACCCCGCCTTTACTGCCACATCAACGCACCCGTTATCAGTGTACACACTTTCGTACCCGTTCAGTGCGTTCATACCCGCGTCGACTTGTGCCGCGTTTGCCGTACTGCTCACGGCATTCGGTGCCGCGGTTGTGGTTGTGGTCGTCGTGTATTTACTCGTGTCAGGTTCAGGCACAACCCGCTGTAAGTCGAGTGTCATCGTGTGATTGACTCCGTATGCGTGCTTGCAGTTGGTTACGGTAAACTTGTCGTGAATGTTAACCGTATTGTCATCGATAATGATGATTCTGCCGCTTCGTACTGTATCATCGCCGAGAAGCGTCACATTGAGTTTTTCGCCGACTTTGTTCAAGTCCTGTATTGTTTTCTTGGCAATTTGTGCCGTCTGTGCTTGCTTCTTGTCGTCTACCTTCACAATCTTGCGAATTAAGCCGTACTTCTTTACGCTCTCATCGTCCTGGATTGTAGACTTCACGGAAGCGGCTTTTTCCTTACTAGAGATTGCAACAATGCTATTTCGCATTTCTTCCATGCTTAGGTCACGGGAATAATTGCTAATAGGGTCAGTGACAACGTCCTTTAAGACCAATTCTTTATAGTCTTCTACGTGAATTTCGCCGTCTCTGTATTCTAAGCGGTACTTGTTGCCCGTTTCGTCGGTGGCTTGCTTAATGATATCCTGTATGACCTCGCTCACGGGCTGACCTTGATAGACCTTCTTTATACTGGTCTTGATATCGGCAACGTTTCCGAGCGGCACGTCGTTCTCACCGCATACTTTTTTAATTGCTTCCGTACCGCTTATGCCATTGAACTGGATTTCAATTTCTGACTTATTCAAGTAGAAACAGTAATCAAAGCATGTATAACTGTACTTGCTCGCTCCGCTCTGTTTCTCGCTTACAATGATCCCTTGGAATACGGGGACTTCTTCCGGTTCTTCATTGAGTGTCATTGTCGCACTCTTACGGTTGTTCCCTTTTTGGTTGCTGAACTCAACCTTCCCGCCAATCTTCAAGCGTTGACCGCTCATGTTCACATCGAAAGGATTGTCGACGAGGTCAAAACTGAACTCTTGCCCCAGTGTGTCGATACTATCCGAGCGTTGGTAATTGTTCGTATAAGCCGTAATCTCACGGGTTTCCGTTACGTCCTTGCCGTCCTTGTCCTTTTCAACGTTGGTATACTGCAACTTCATCAGTGCATTACCCCCGTTTCCTTGTTCTCACCGCCTGTTGTTGACTGTGTCTGCGTTGAAGTGTTCGTATATACATATTCTTCAATGCTGATTGTCGCTTTAATGTCTCCGACTTTGTCGAGCGAATGGGAAAGGTCATTGATAACACAAGGCATGTTCAGTATCTCATTGCCGTCGGATTGTATAATACATATCCGTACAACTGCTTTCATGGCTCTTTGAGCCTTAAAAAACTGCAAGCACGCTTGCCCGTCCGTGCCGTTGCCACGGATAAACGAATACGACTTATTGACAGGTAAAAGAATGTTATCGAGTGTCAACGACCGAAGCCCTAAAGGTCCGATGAGTTTAATATCGCCCCGTAGTCCGTTGAATGTTTCATTATTTTGCGGCTCGCTTATCGTCGGCAAAGGGTTCGGAATGACGGGTAGTGTAATGTACTCATTGGTCAATTCCGAATGGAATACGATATCTGTAGACGGCTTACGTTCGGCATAGTCCAGTATCTTGCCTACCAACCCATGGCTAAGTTTATCAGCGTACTGCGTCGCTCTGCTTATTGCCGTGTGTTCAAGCTCCGCCTTCTTTGCTTGTAAGCGTTGAGTCATTATCTTTCTTGCGTTGTCTGTAAAATTCATTTTCTCACCGCCTACATATTGTTCATGGCAAGCATGATTTTCTCTGTAATGTGCTTGCCACATTCATTCATAAACGCTTCATTACCGATGACATTGCCTTGTATCGTCATGTTTACGGTTACACCGCCACCGCTGTTTGCAAGCTGTTTCATGCTTTCATCGTGCGGAATGACTTGGGATCCGTTTGGCAAGTTGATGATTTCGCCTCTTTGGTTTTCATTGACGTAAGTTAAACCGCCTTGCCAGTATTCCGTACCCGTCGCATTGCCGTCTCCTACCAATTTACCAACCGTACCGTTTATAATTGCACTGCCTGTATCGCGTATGCCTTGAATCGCGTCGGCCGCCCATTGTAACTTGTCTTGTACCCAATTAAGCACGCCTTCAGCAACGTTACGAATGATATCGAAGTACCCCGTAAAGATTTGCACAAGACCAGAGAAAGCCAAATCCCAGTTGCCTGTAAATACTCCCGTTAAGAAGTCCGTAATGCCGTTGAATATCTGCGTAACGTCATCGAGGATAGGTCTAAGCGTTGTAATTATGCTCTCATACAAGTCCGATATTAAAGCGGATACGCGGTCAATAAAGCCAGTAACGGTGCTTACTATGCCGTCCCATGTTTCAGATATAAATTCTGATACCGCCGTCCATACCTCTATTGCGACTTCTTTTATTTCGTCCCAATGGGTTACAAGTAAATATATCCCGGCTACCACCGCCATGATTGCAATCAATATAGGATTTGCCGACAGTACCGCAACAATAACGCGTACAACCTTTATCACGCTCATTAAGCCGCCAACAATACCCTTGATTAACGGCATGATTTTGCTTATCCCATTGAACGCCACAAAGCCGCCAGCAACCGCCTTGAGAACGGGAACAAGGAAGCCGAGGTTGTCAGCACACCACCGTATTACCTTACCGAGCGACGATATAACGAATTTCACTTCATTCATTGCACTTGATAAGCCTTCTTGTATGCTGTCTTTATTCTCATTAATGACTTCGGCTATCCACGTAAATGCACCGCTGAACAGTCCGAATATGTCTTGTATGACGGGTGCGATAATCGGCATGATAGTACTTGCCATATCAATGAACGCCTTCTGCATAGGCAGTAAGCCTTTACCGATTGTCGCCATGAGTGCCGCCTGTTGGTTCTTCATTCGCTTAAGCTGTCCATCAGGCGTGTTCGCGAGTATCTCGTTCTGCTTGCTGAATGTGCCGTTTACAACTTCATTGATAGTCGCAAGGCGTTCCGCTTCCGTGCCGTTCTTGATGATTAGCTTTTGTGCTTCGGTGAGCGGGATTTTCATCTTGGTTAAGCCAGCAACGTCACCGTTAAAGGCTCGCCCAATGGCTTGTGACGCAAGTTGAGCGTCCTCTGCCGTGGCGTTGATACCAAACTTTCCCGCAACTAAGTTAGTCAGGGCTTCGGATAGGTCATTGACTTTGTCCACGGGTACGTTCCACTTGTTAAGCTCCGTATATCCCGCTCGTATCGTTCCAGCCGAGATGACTCCGACCTTCCCCCATTGTGCCGCGTAGTCGTTCAACTGCTTTTGAGCCGCGTCAATGGAAGCCGCCGACTTGTCGTACAGGCTGTTGTTGTTGGCGATACTGTTACGGAGTACGGTCTGTGACAACTCTGCCGCCTTTGCTACGTCTAACGCTTTTTTGCCATATTCGACGATTGCACCAACCCCCGCAAACGCTCCGAGTCCCGTCATTGCTAGACCCATTTTCCCTATACTGCCAGCTATTCCGAGGAACTTGTTATTAATCCCCGTTCCGAAGTTGTTCAGGCGGTTACGCATTGCCGTCAACTTTCGTTCCGTGTCCTTGGTTGTATTGCCAACCTGCCGCATAGGTGCGGTAAACCTGTCTTTCAGCGAAAGAAGGACGTTAATACTCTTTGCCATGCATACTCCTTTCTATATCTTCAAGGTCGAGTTCAAAGCAAGCAATGTAAAATGCTTTTTCCGTGGCTGTAAGTTCAAGCAATGAAGATATGGTATGACCCTTTCGGATATAGTAACGGAACATTGATAACTCCCTGTCCCGTTTAATTACTTTTTTAACTCTTCCACCGGATTATTAATCCCGTACATTGATAGGATCGCTTCGCCGATTGTCGTGATGTCTTCTACGCTGTCATTCAAGACCTTGTACACCACGTCGGTGGGTTCGGCACATTCGTACTTTGCTTGTAATTCCTTGTTTTTAAACAGCGGAACGCAATTATATATAAGCTGTACCATTGAATCCATAACCGCCGATAACGTCATGTCATCTTGCTTAATGTCGTCCATGAGTCTAAGAACAGTCGGAAGCGGTTGCTTGACGATTGTGATTTCACCGCCTAAGCCTTTTACGTAGACTTCTTTAGACTGGAAGCCTTCATTCATCTTGCGGCTTAGCAAGTCTTCTAATTTGATTTTTTTCAATTCAGATCACCTCATAAAAGAAGCGGACGGGGTTTCCCCCGCCCTACTTAATTACAGTATGTAGTCAAGATAGTTATAATCCGCGAATTTAAACGGATAGCTTTCTTCCTGTACTTTCTTGTTTTCAAACGAATGTGCCAATTCGTCAAGCGTCACGCCCGTAAGTTCAATACGTTCAGCACCGTTTACGTCAGGGTCGGTAATCTTCGACACAATCTTGATATCAGGAACAGAACCGTTCTTAATTTTTCCCGCTATCTTCTGAGCGACGCGGCTATCAATCTTATGCAGTACGATTGTCCCGGCACCTTCGAACCCTACCAATCGCTGATGTACACCCATTTCGCCGTTAATGTCTACCGCTTCATACTTAAGCGATATCTTCGCTTCGAAACTCTTTACATTCGCGTATAACTCCCCGTCAATCCAGACTTTGCCAAATTGACCGCGGAGGATTTGGTTGTGAATTTCCTTGTTGTTCGCCATGATTTACCCCCTACTCCATTGTGATTTGGAAGCTAAGGTCTTCCATTGCGTCAAGAATTTTAATTTTAGCTGCCAAAAACACAGTAGACTTAAAGCTCATCTTCTTAACCTTGTCTTCGTCCCAGTCCTCTGCTTCTGTCTTGCCGACGGAAAGCCATGCGTCACGCTGATTTTCAACGTCCACAAATGCGTGATTGTCGTATTCAGGGTCGAGAACTTCACCATTTACGACTTTTGTAAGCGACTTGAAGTAGGAATTGACCGCCGAGATGAACAAGTACTGATTATCGAGATGGTTCTTGTACTTGCCTACGTAGTATTCTTTGAATGTCGTGTATAAATCTTCAAGCATTAAGTCCATAGACTCAACAATGATGATTTTCCGCATGTCTTCAGTATCCGTAGAAGTGAAGCTTGTAAGCGTATTCACGCCACGACCAACACGAACCACGTTATCTTCATCGTCATTGATGAGAAGAAGCCACCCTTCATCAGTCCACTTATTAGCGTCCTTTTCATTCGTAATAAACGAATTGTCTACATAGTCCAAGTCTTCCAACTCGTAATATGTAATACTGCGATTCATGGGAAGGTTGGCGAGAATCGACACGATACGCGGCAAGTAGTCCGTCATTTTTACATTGGTCTTGCTGTCAGCGTCGGCTTCATGCACGTACTGCCCCTTCATGTTAACGACGTGTTTATCATCTGCAACTGTAACATTAGCAACTAAGCATTTGACTTTTCTGCCTTTGCTGATGACGTTACGGCTCTTAGTGTATGAAACTAGATCCGTTTGCCATTCAGCAACCGTCGTGCAAGCCCAGTTGTACTTAATTCGGTCAATTACTTGCTTAATGTCGGCAAATGCCGTTGTTTTTGTCGGCACATGCAGCACAACGATTTTATTCACGTTCACGTAAAAGCACCGCTTCAAGAGTTTAATCGTGTCGGCGTTGTACTTCTTATCCGTTACATCGGCTTCAAACTTGAATATGTCATAGCCGATTTCGGTTTGTTTATCGTCTTTCAAAATAATCAATGCCGTTCCACGTTCAGAACGTTTTACGGCTGATACTGCTTTTTGCAAAAAGACAATATCGATATTCGGTAACCCAATTGCCATTGTGTACCCCTTTCATAATCAAAAAATACCCGTATATGACGGGTCTTAGTGGTCTTGCTGTCCGTTGACTTCGAGTTCTTCCATGTATTCGCCTTCGGGTTCGGGTCTGCGTTGCCATACGTCAACATTGAAGTTAACTATGTACGTCATATCACCTTTATTAATCGTTTCGATGATATCGTCAGGCGTAAGGCTGTAACCGTCCGTAATTGGTATGGGTGCCGCCAGTAATTCGCGTATCTTCTCCCGTGCTTCGAGTAGCCGAAGATAGCCTACTTCCCGCTTTTCATTGAAGTAGTATATGTACATATTCAATGAATCCCCGCGGATTTCTTGCCCTATATCCTCATTGCGAAAGTCGACAATCTCAATGAAGAAGGAAGGACGCTCAAAGCCTTCTGATATATCACGGTCGTTCACGTCGCACCCTAATAAGTCGCGGCACTGTACCGTAAACGCCTTTATTATGTCTATCGCTGTTATCATTAGCCAAGTCCTTTCTCATTCAACATCTTGTCGATAAACTCTTCCGCAAGTTCATAGTATTCAGGCGGGAAAGAATTGCGGGCCTTACCCATTATGTTCTTCCCCCGCACGAACGCTTCCCCAGTATTTCCTACGATTAGCTTCGGCTTGCCTTGTGCTTTATGCCCTAGCATTACGTGACCATGTTCGACAAGCCATGCGTGCGGTGCGGTGTTTTTTACACGTACTTGCCACTCATCTTTTCCGTACTTGTAAGCCCTATCACGCTTTAGACCCTTGATAAGGTTCTTTGTTCCCGTTTTCGTTTCCTTTTTGTAAGCTGTTCTTGCTCTTGCTTTGAGTTTGTTCCCTGCTCGTTGCAAGAAGTTTTTAGTATCCTTCGGGAATTGATTCGCCGCGAGGTCTAAAAGGTCATGCGATAATTCGCTAAGTCCTTCGTACTGTACGTCGATACTCATATTACGACCTCTGTGAAGATTTCTAGCCGCTCATGATTGAGGTACGGATCCATGGTGTAGAGTATGTTGTACCGCTTCCCGTCGATAATCAGCCACATATCAGGCGTAACGTCATCACGATAACGGCATACTACTTTATGCGTTGTTTTCGAAAGTGTCGTATCGGCGGCACGTCCGTTAAGTAGGCTCCCTGTCTGCGGCAGCACTCCGCACCACACACGACCGACGATTGTATCTTCTATAGGATACTGCCCCAGTTCGTTCATCGTCACACTCTTACGGTTCGCATGGATTTCCGCTTCATGTTGTAACAAACTGCTTAGCCTTCCCTTACGATACATGGCTGCACCCCTCTATCAGGTTCATCGAGTACTTATCAAGTATAGCTTGGGTGGTCGGATTTACGACCGCGTTTTCTACCGCCGTGTATGTGCGGTTGTCGTAAAACTCTGCACACAACGCAAGTACGGCAAGCGTCATATCCTCATATTCATCAAGAGCCTGTTCCGCAAGCCCTGTATACGAAGAACAATAGGCGATCGCCCCGCGTAAGGTCATATCAAGAATGTTTGAAGTCGACGGAGTTACGTCAGCACGTATAAAGCTTGCGACTGTATCCCTATTTAATTCGCTTACTTTCATACATGTCACCGCCTTTCATTGAAGCGGGGCGTTTTAGCCCCGCCCAACTCGTTATCATTACGCCATTTTCAATACGGCAATTCGCTGTTGGTCAACAATTTTGCCGTCTACTTCAACGTATCCAGCTACGCCTACTGCGTACTGCGTTGCGAAACGTTCTTGTAAGATAGTAATTTCGGCACTATCGCCGCTAATCTTCGTTGCATAACCCATAAGGTCAGCAAATACGACTGCCGCCTTCTTCGTTGCTACTTCGGGCATGTTGTCGGATTCGAATACGGGACGACCCAAGAGAGTGTAACCGAATGCCCCCGTAATGTCTTTGTTTAGCAAGTATTGCCCCTGTCCGTCCTTTAATTTCGCACACGCCGCGAACGTTTTCGGATTCATAATGAAGCAACCGTTGCCGCGGTACTGCTGCGGTACTTTGAGTTGCAAATCGATGAGGTCATCAGCGGTTACGGCTGTTGCACCGGCTGCCGTTACAACCTGTTTGCCGTTCAAAAGGCCTTCAATCTTGGTTGTGCCGTTAATCATTTCGCCTTCGAGGAACTGAGCAATAGAGTCGGCAACCTTGGTTACAACGTAATTAACAATATCGAAGCCAGCATTGTTAATTAAGGATTTAGAAACCTTAACGAGAACACCAGCGATATTGCCTTTAAGCGTAACCGCCTTGAATTTGCCGCTCGTAGATTCGAGTTCTTGGAACTCTGCAACGTAGTTACACGTTGTTTTAGTCGTAGATTCATCATCGACAACAAAGACCAAGTCGCCCTTTACATCGTAAAAATCGGAGTTCTGAATAATCGGAGCAATGTTCTTGACCGTCTTGATGATTCTTGCCGCGATTGTAGCCGGCACAACAACCCCGTTATCCCCCTTGCCAAGGTTCACGTCCGAACGTGTTTCAACGTCATTAAAGGACGTTGCACCCGTCCGTAAGAAGTTTGCAAACGCACGTTCTTCAGCCTGTTCTTTCGCTTTTCCCGTTACTTCGGTTTTTTTATCTTCAGGCGTGTTCATCATCGAGCGTTCTTCTTTCGCGAGTTCCAAAGTCTTGTCGATATTAGCTACTTCAGCCCGTAATTCTTCGAATTTCTTCGTTTCGTCTTCATTCAATGCTCTTGTTTCGGTGTCGGCTAACTTTACCAACTCGTCCATTTGGGCAACTAAATCATTACGTTTTTCAATTAATTTCTTAAAATTCATGTGCTTTTTCTCCTTTGAATACTAAAAAACGGTTGCAATGGCAACCGCTACTTCTTGAGGTTTTCAATTACTTCATGGAACGCTTCGTTCTTCGGCTTTTCGTCTTGGCGTTCTTCAATATCGTACTGAACGACACCCGTTGCCGAATCGTTCGCACGGCATTCCGTTAATTCTTCATCGTCAGCTCTGACTGCAATAGAAGTTGCGATATAAGCGGGATTTACGCTTAATATACTGACTTCACTCACGTCGATAGCCTTAAGCGTTCGGATTTCGGGCTCATTGTCTGCCTTCGTCCATTCGTCTTCGAGCTTGCGGAATCCGAACGACCACCCTTTCAGCTGTCGTTCTTCGGCCAGTTTAACGACTTCCGTATCCGTTACCGTCGCCTTAGCGTACAGTCCGATGTTGTCTTCGCGAAGTTCGAGCGACCCGTCTTTCTGATCGCCTAGTTTACGCCCGTGATTAAAGCGTAATTCTACATTGTCATTGCGTTGTAATGCAGAATTGAATGCTCCCGTCGCAACTCTCTCCAAGAATTGCCCGCGAACGTCTCTAATCGGCTTACTCAAGCGTTCCGTAACATTTACGTACCCTTCAATGTTAACCGCTCCATTACGTACTTCAATCTTCATTGTTTTCACCCCCTTTCTGCGGCTTTAAATCGTTCAAGTCGCTTAATATACCCGTGTTCGGCGTGTATACTTTCTTGTCTTTGGGGTAGTAGAACACGTTCGCAAGGTTCATGCTGACAAAGTCGATACCCATAGGCGATAAGTCTTCACGTTGTCGGATTTCATCGGCACTAATCCAGTTGCTATCAAGAGCGGTCTTATATGCATTAAAGCGTGTAAGCATGTCCGCTTTCTGCAAATCGTTCATATCAAGGCTGAAATAATACGTGCCTTTTTCATCTTCCAACAGTAACGCCCTGTTAATCGACTCCGTGAAGCAGTTAACAATCGGCATGACGGTTGTCTTGATGAAGATATTAAACGCCTTTTCATTCGTAAAGGTATCAGCTGTAAAGCCGAAGAGCTTGTACACCAAGTCCGCATTGGTCTGTTTCGACTCATTCAATTGGTTTTCTACCGCGGTGCTGTCTGCCGATTCGAACGTAATACCCTTATTGAGGACGATAACGTCACTCTGTCCGAGTTTCGATGTCATGTATCGCCATGCCCGCTTTAACGCTTCAAGAGCCTTAACAGTCAGGCGTCCTTCAGACTTCAAAAAGCCTTTGCGAACGCCCTTACTGATGACTCCATTCTCATACACCAAGGCATTATACATACTTGAGATTTGCATACTATTGTCGTCAAGAAGTCCGCGACCTCGTACTCCGTCGGTTGAGTTTCTGACCGCTCGTACAAGGTTGAAGTCATCGTATCGCTCCCCGTCGATTAAGTACGATACTTGCCGATTAATGAGCCTTCCATTGTCAATGACCGCTACTCTGTAATTCGGCACGTACTGCAAGGACTCCGCTTTATTGCCGTTCTTTCCGATATAGCAATAACAAGACCCCTCCATGATTAAGTCATTCAGCATGGATTGCTTGGTTTCGAACGCTCCGAGTACGGCGTTCGTTTCTACATTCAGCAGCTTGATTCTAGGGTCGTCGGATACTTCGGTGATCTGCTTTTCTTCCCTTCTGTACAGCTTAATAGGAATGCCCGCGATTATCCCACTTATAAGGAATAACGCACTCGCAACAGCGGGAACAGATAACGCCTGTTGCCGCGTTACTCTTGTGTTTTGGTCGTATGACGGTAAACTCAAGTCGATATCTTCAGCCGTGTCAATAAATGCGTTATCTTCAGCCCTTTGCTCCGTTCCGAAGAAGTTTTTTATCATATTCAAAGGATTTCACCCCCTTTCTATATCTGAACTACCCAATCCAGTGTGTTGTTCAGCATGTAATTCTGATGAAGTAAGTACATGGCATTTATGCCCGCCACAACCATATCCACTTTGCCGCGGGATTTCTTCTTGTTTACGTATCGGTTCATGTTCGTATCGTACACGCACCGAGAGTTTTCAAAGTTTATTTCCAGCAGTTTGTTATGCTTGTCGTATTTAAGGTTGCCTTCTGCGATTAATTCTGCAAGCCACTTTGTAGCTGGGTGCAACACGCTTGAGTGTTGTTTAATTTCAACGAGCGTGTATCCCGCTTCTTCAAGCTTCTGTGCGGTTGATAAAGCGTTGTACCTATCGTACCCAATCCCCATTACCGTTACTCCGTACTTCTGTTCAATCTCCAGTATGTAGCGTTCAATCGCTCCGTAGTCTACAGTACGATTGCCGCACGGGATACAGAACCCTGTATTGATGAAGTCACGATACGGAATCCGTTCAAGCTTTGATTTCTCATCTGTCCTATCTTCAGGGATAAAGGCTACAGAATCCATATAGGCTTTGCCTTCGTCTTCATCGTAAGCAACCATAGCAACAGCACAGTTGTCTGTAGTCATTGCAAGGTCAACCCCCAAGAACACTTCCCGCCCTTGCCAGTCGATACCGTCGACCGCTCCTTTTTGAAGGTCGGCAATATTCACATAAGACTCCGATCCTGCTCCGCTGTAGATGATATTACAGTGCTTAGTTATGAAGTTTTCCCGCTTGCTCTCTATCTCAATCGCTACTTGCCGCTTCGCCTTTAGGTCGTCCATAATTTCGGGGACTTCCAACGCTAACGGGTTCGCCTGCTCGAGAACTTCGTCGTTAGTAGCCCAACCTTTTGTGTCGTCAGGCTCATAGAGTAAGGCGAAAACTTTATCGTCATCTACTGCACCATTCAAGACACGCTTAGAATAATCGACTTCGTCTTCAAACGGGTTGTTCAGCGTCGGATACTTGGTTGAGATAATAAAGCCAAGTTTATTGAGTATCGTAAGCTGACCGCTTCGCATGGCTTCAATCGCATATGTGTTCGGTAATGCTCCCGTTTCGTCTACCAAGAACACGCTAGGAAGTTTCCCGTCTAGTCTTCCAGTGGAATAATTGAGCGGTGTGTATCGGTTCTCCGTGATATTACAGTGAATATAATCCCGAAGTATCTTGAACTTTTCCTTGCCGTTCATCTTGCCGAGCATAGCCGGACTACTTCTCAATATTTCTTCTATCGCCGTCTTAATTTCTCGCGACAGACTGCCGTCAGGTGCAACGGAATAGAATTTCGAGAACTTGGGTTCTATAAAAAATAGCAAAATAAAAAGAACGGCGATAATGAAGGTCTTACCGTTCTTTCGGCAAATCTCCAGTATGGCGTTTTCATATCTTCGCTTTTCCGTGTTCTCTCTTTCAACCGTGCATAGAATGGCAATAATAAAAAACCACTGAAAGCCCGCCAACGAATCATGTACCGTGCTGTTAGCCTTTAACCCCTTCGGCATTATCATCAGCTTTAACAATTCGCCAATCGTTCGTACTTTGTTCTCGTCGATTTTATAGGTCTTATCCTTGTCGTTCGCAATCTTCAAGAACTCTTTTACTTGAGTTTTTACATACTTCGGTGCATTGATTTGCCCTTCGGCAACGTTCATCGCATATGTGTATGCCGGGTGCTTCTTATTCATTCACTTCACCCTTTAGTACATTCATTAACGGATCCGTTTCCTCTTTCTTTTTATTAGCTATCAATGCCCCCATTTTTGCCCTACTCTGCGGTGAAAGGCATAAAGCGTCGCACAATTTTAGATATGTCCGTGTGAGTCGTTCCATGTTCTGCGTGAACATACCGTCAAGAGCAAGCAACGGATTCTCCGCTACTGTCTTGTTCGAGTTATTCAGCATATCAATAACAACGCTCGCTTGTGTAATCGTCACCGTGTCGAGCGTACTCAATACATTCGCCTTTCGCAGCACTTCCGTAATGAAGTTAAAGACTTCAAGCTGTGCTTCGTTTAGATACGACGGTGCGACGATTTCCGCATTATCAGTAAATGCGTTTTCTACCGCAAGCCGTGTCGCTTTTTCTTCCTTGGTTAAGTGTTTCTTCGTGACCTTTGCACTTGTTGCCCGTGGCATTTTCTTCACCGTCCTTTTTTGCGTGTGTGAGATGTCAGGGAAAATTGTATAAAATGAGGTGAGCAGTACGGTCTCAGGCTTTTCCCTATTTTTTCTTTTCTATCCCTAGGGGGGATACCGCCAGTGCCTTAAGGGTAGCGGGACTATACTCCCCGTGGTCTGCTCTGTAGTGGTGTGCCTTACATAGAGTTATAAGGTTGCTTATTGTTGTCCTCTTGCTCCATGCTTTATGTAATGGCTCTATGTGGTGAACGTCAAGCGTTTGCCCTACACTTATATATCCGTCTTCTTCTAGGCATAGTCTGCATAAGTGCTTGTCTCTCTCTAAGGCTTCGGCTCTTGCTCGTTGCCACTCCTTACTACTCCTGAACTTCCGTTCCTTCCTTCGGCTGTCCGACTCGTTCCCTCGTTCTCTTCTGTAATCTCGCTTAGGTTTATTCGGACAGTCCCCTGTGTGTATCCCCCCACAGTAGGGGCATGACCTTAGCACGGGGTTACTCCTAAACCTAGCCACATTACCCAGTTGCTAATTGGAATCGTTTCGATATTCTCCAGTGTTAAGTTTAGGCCTTCTTGTACTCGCCTAAAGTGTCTATGTGCCGTGTGCTTTAAGTAATAGAACATATATTCAGGATTAAAGCCCTCAATGAATTGTATCGCCGCGTAATGTGTCATGACTTCACCACTTGATGTCAGCATACCGATTTGCCCCCGAGTCGCTGACATCTGTATTATTATCGTTCCCGAGGGATATACTTTTTTTGCTTTGGCTCTTTCTATTTCTGCTATGTCGCTTAACATTGCCGTATGTTCTTTTATGTATGGCTTTACGTTCTTCTCGTAATCGGTGTTCTCTTGAATCCCTTTATGTGTCATTTCGCCGCCAGGGACATGTCGAACACTTTCCGGATCATCTTCTATATGGTCTATCGCCTCGCCGACCCATTTCCGCACGTTAAATTCTTGCGTTACAAGGTCGTTGCGAGGCATTACGTTAATTGACGAGAAGGTCATACAGTCATCCTGTGCGTTCTGCACGAAGTATATATTTTTGATTTCTCGCTCTAAACAATCCCCATGAACAACAATGCAGTTCATTCCCCTCAATGCGAGATTGTGAAGAAGGTACGGAATTGCGTTGTCTGCCATTTCTTCGCAGTAGTAGAAGAAGTCATGCGGACGATACTTGAATATCGTCGTCTGTAAACAGTCATCCCACCACCGCCGAATTATAAGCGACCCCGTTCCCGCTGTTGGGTCTATTGCCGAATAGTCGCACCGTCTCATATTTTCGGCGTTATTCCTTGTGATTAGTGCCGTTAATATTGCGATTGATTCAGGCGTATAGTCCTGCTTGTTTGCCTTGCGTTCAGCTGCGTATTCTTCGAAGTATCCTTTGAAGCTGTCTTCTCCGACGTTCTTACCCCAGTCTGTTTGAACAATAGAGCGATAAAAATCTTCCCGCTTCTCTCTGTCGAATAAGATTGAACGCAACCACATTTCAAACTCGCTATGTTGCTTTACTCCTGCAAACGAATATAAATCTTCTTTTATGCTCATGCTTTTCCGTTGCCGCCGTATCTGGAAGTATTCATAATATGAGTGGCTGCGACGTAGTCCTTGCACCGTCCTGTACCACCTATCTTGATTCTGTTAGCAGAGCATATCCCGTTATGATTGTTAAGGCAGCCAGTATTGTAACAACGGACTTGCGTCTTTTTCTCTATCATGGACACTCCTTGCACGGCAAAGGGCGACCCCGTTAAGAGTCGCCCCGTCTGTAAATAAAACTACTTGTGATTAAGTGCGTAGCATTTTCCGCACTCTTTACGAATACACTATATCATGTCAAGACCCTCAAAAAACAGCAACCTTTTTAAGAATTTTTTCAAAGCTTCTTATGGCTCGCCGATGTAGCGCATAAAGGTTCTGCCAAGTGCAGCCCATTTCGACCGCCATATGTTCCCATTTTTCGTCTCGTAGATATCGACGCCGCAGTAACTCTTGCTGTTTCGCGCTCGGCAGTTCCAGTATTAATCGACGTGCCTCTTCGCGCTTATCTATCAGTTCGTCCCATTCGGCATTAGTACGACGTATTAATTCATCAAGCCGCGCTATCTTATCGGACACGTCCACAGGGCTGCCACCCATAATCTTATCTTTGGCGTAGTCCAGTGCTTGAAGGCTACATATGTCTCGCCTAAGTTGTGCGATTCTGTCTTCTTCCGTCCTCAAGCGAATATCTAAGCTACGAACGTACTCAAGGTATTCTTTCGCCGTCATTTTTTCACCTCTTCGCCGGCGGCAGTTAACATCCCGGACTTATACTCACTATCTACTGAGGCTCTTGCGGCTATTAAATCTTCAGCTTTCAGTATAATCAGCATATCGATGTACTGCTTCGCCTTCCTTAGGTCCTTAAGCGGTGTACCCTTCTTGGGGTATCGGTATAGGTACTTCACGACAGCCCCGAGATAGTAAGCTTCTTTACCCTCGGCACCTGTGTAATATCCCCGATTATCTGCTCACATTCCTTGCCGCGCCACGTGTAGTGATTCGGCTGCTTAATCTCGTCGGCTTCAATCTGTCCGTTTATGGGACTTCTTGTTATGTTCGTCATTATTTAACGCCTCTTTCCTGGAAACGGGAAATTAAAACTACGGGAAGTTCTTCGCCAGCTACATACACCCGCACAACCCGATTATCATAGACGTCGATATACTTAACCGACGACGGTACGTATGACCACATCGCTTTGGCCACAAATACTGCACTGCCTTCCGTACCGTGTGCAATCTTCTTTACGACAGTGTTGCGATTAACGGTCTTGGTCTCGCCGGTATCAAACGCCATCTCAGCTTTATCGCCGGTAATCAAATCCAGCATGCCTCTACGGATACGAACGTCTTCACGAGACGGCTGAAACGGTTGCGGGCAACCAAGCGGCACCCGTATTAACACATGAGGTGTTGCCGCCACATATCCGATATCCGGAAACTCTTGATTATAGAACTTCAAGCTCTCATCGGCTTGTGCCGATTCCCATAACTTGAACGCCCCTTGCACTAGTTTCTTTTGCACTTTATCCATGTTTTTGTTCTCCTTTCACCTTATCAATTCGTGCCTTCAAACTCTGTAATACGTACTCTTGTGCGTCGGCCTTTCGATTTAATGCTTCCATCATATCCTCATCTCGGGTGCCGATGCTGATGAGATGATGAATGATGACCTTCTCTTTTTGCCCTTGGCGATGTAGCCTCTTATTGGCCTGCTGATATAGCTCCAGGCTCCAGTTCAGGCCGAACCATATAACGTGGTTGCCCCCGTCTTGTAAGTTCAGCCCGTAAGCCGTACTCGCTGGGTGCGCTAATAGAACGTCTATCTGTCCCGCGTTCCATTCTCGCTCTTCCTCGGCTCCCCTAAGCTCCTTCACGACAAGCCCCGACTTGTCCAGTGCCGCTTTCAACCGCTCAAGGTCATGTTTGAAGTTATAGAACACCAGTGCCGGTTTTCCGGATAACTGTTCAATCAGTTCCTTAAACGCTTCAATCTTACAATCGTGTATCTCATGTACGTTGCGAAGCTCATCGTATACCGCACCGTTTGCCAACTGCTGTAATTTCGTTGATAGTGCTGCCGCCGATACGGCCGTAATTTCTTCGCCGCTTTCGACAAGCTCCAGTACCATCCGTGTTTCCATCTCATCATAATCTCGTTGTGCTTTGGGGGGTAACTGTACCGGTACGATATCTTCAATAACAGGCGGTAGCGTCAGATAGTCTTCCGACTTCATAGACATACACAGATGAGATATGGCTCTAAGCACGTCGTTTTCAGCGGTATCTTTAGGCTTGTAACTGTAAATAACTGTCTGTGACCGCTGGTCCGGTATGAAGAAGTGATCCCTAAAGCTCGTATATGTTCGTCCAAGCGTCTGCCCCCGGTCCAACAGATAGATTTGCGCCCACAGGTCAATCAACCCTTTAGGTGTAGGCGTTCCCGTAAGAAGTACCATCCGTTTGATGTGGTTATACATATGGGCTAACGACTTGAATCGCTTTGCCGCATGGTTTTTGAAGCTGCTAGACTCATCGGCCACTACCATATCAAAAGGCCAGTCGTTCTTGTAGTAGTCGACCAGCCAGGTCACATTATCCCGATTAATGATGTAGATATCAGCCGGTGTGTTTAACGCCTTTACTCTCTTACTAAGGCTCCCAAGGACCGTTGAGATTCGAAGGATTCCAACTCCATCCCACTTCTGTGCTTCCCGTTGCCATGTTGCTTCGGCTACTTTCTTCGGGGCAATGATTAAAACCTTCTGCACGGCGAAGCGGTTATACTTTAGTTCGTATATTGCCTGTAAGGTGATGATGGTTTTCCCAAGGCCCATATCTAGGAAGAGCCCTATCTTCGGCTGTTTTATGACCCGGTCAATGCAATAGGCTTGATACGGATGCGGCTTAAACTCCATGTTTCATTGACCTCACATTGAGATACGCACTCACGGCGTCCATGCCGTACAGGATATGCACGTTGCACTCCATCGCTTGCAGTCGGGCAATCTGTGTGGCCTGTGTTTTCGACAACTGCCCCTTTGCTGTTTTAAGCTCGATAAATTCAATACTGCCGTCAGGCCATATGACAATTCGGTCAGGCACTCCGATGTTTCCCGGCGATACAAATTTATAGGCCCGACCGCCCAGCTTTTTCACACCTGCCACTAATTTTTTCTCGATGTCTCTTTCCAGCATTTTCCTCTTGACACCCCTTTCCGTTTGTTGTATAATCGCGCGCATATTTTGCGCACACGCGCGCGCCCGTACACTTGCCCGTATTTAAGGGCGTAAAGGACGATATATATCCTTTAATTACTTACTTTTTATACCTTTTAAAATAAATGTTACATTGTTTACAAGTCCCATAACCATAGATAATTACTAGTGCTACGCCGTAACATTAGCATGTAACATTTTTTAGAATGTTACATTTTGCGGTGTAACATTCTTTCGAGAATGTTAACAAAAACGGGTAGAATGTTACGCCTGTTACATTAGAATGTTACACTTCATTTTTTATGTTGAACCCTCTTTGTACTCCATATTCCCCGAATCTCATCAACCTGGCTTTTCCTTCCGTATACGGCGAGTCCATCAGAATTTGATTTATCTCCCGGGTATCGACTTTCTTCATTCGACTCGGGTCGATTCCGAAGCACTCATACCACACCTCGGCGGCGCATATACGATCACGATATTCGAGGTCCTCGCTCGGGGTGTGGCCGCCCATCGTTAAGAAGGTACGACGTGCCGTACGGCTCATGGTGTTCCAGTTTTTCGGTACTTTTTGTAATACGAACTCATTGATAATGCCGGTCTTTGAATTTGACTCCATATGCGTTTCTCTCGCCGTTTCCGCCAATCTCAACACGTCTTCATTATCTTCGATAATTAGCGGCTCACCATTCTTGTACCTTACGACGGCCTCCGCCCAGATTTGGTCTACTTCACCAGGAAGATTCACATATACGTTCTTCGTAGGCTTCTGCGCCTCGATGTCCACAGGCCAAAAGCGACGATTACCGGTAATATCCTTTAAAAACTCATACTGATTAGAACTTCCGAAAAATACGCATCGTCTCGGGTATTCCTGAGTCCGTCTACCGTACGCCTGTCTGAACACGTCCACCTGACGAGACAAAAACTGCTTCGACGCATTCTCCTCAGCTTTGGTGTATCCTGCCATTTCGCCCGCTTCGATAATCCATTTGCCCTGGATGTTCTCAGCCGCTTCTTTACCCTCAAACGTACTTAAGCCGTCGGCGTACCACTTCTTCCCTAGAGTACGGATTAGGGTACTCTTACCTGCCCCCTGACGCCCGATAAGTATCGGCATAGTGTCATACTTGCACCCGGGCTCAAACGCCCGTGCCACGGCCGCCGTAAAGGACTTTCGAGCGACGGCTCGGGTACAGACATTCTCCTCGGCGCCGAGCGAGGCGAAGAAGAGGGTATC